TGTGGACTTTGCTGAGGAGCATCTCACTGATCGTGGGGTCAATGCTACAAGTCGAGTAGAGAATGCGTGTACGAGCGCCACAGGCAGAGCCATCTCAATAGCAGCGCATGGGCTTGGGCCTAGCGACTGGACTAAGAAACCGAGCCGTGAGGAAATGGGCAAAGTTCAGCGCATGACCACGACAACTAGCTCTGATGGTGTCACTACAGAGCGCCCATCTAACGCCCCTAGCGATAAGCAGGTGTGGCTCTATAAGAAACTGCTCAAAGAGGCTGGCAAACTGCCACCATTAGACCTGGCATCGTGGGACAAATTCAAAATCAGCAAGGCCATTGAGGCGCTAAAAAATAATGAGCCCGAGGAAATCCCACTGCCCGAGGAGGAGCCATTTTGATAAGCGACAATCAAACATTGCGTGACTACCTAGCAGATGTAATTAACGAACGCAACGAACTACTGCGCAAGGTTGAATCCCTACAGGCACGCATTGACGAACTGAGCAGGCAACTTGCTGCCTTGTGGAAGGTTGAATAATGACTGACTTTGTTTCGTTGCTAATCATGATTGGCGCAGTGTTTGCAACTGGCTACCTAGCAGGGCAAAAGGTCAAGAAATGATGCCCTACGGCCTGAACGGACAATGGCACTACCCTGATTGCACAGTGACCCTTAACTCAGACCCTGACTGCCACTGTGCAGGCAACATGGCAAAACAACTCAGCGTGCTTGCAGAGGAATGTGGCAGGCTCATGGCAATCAACCGACAACTTGTAAAGCAGCTAAACAATGCCCCCCATGACTGAAGCATCAGAGGCCATCTTTATGGATCAGGTGATACGCCTCGCCAAAACGCAAGGCTGGCTAATCTTTCACGCATCACCCAAAATGGTACGCCCAGGTGTATGGCGCTCAGATGGCCGTGGCTTTCCCGATTTAGTTCTCGTGTCTATGCGTGGCCGTGGTCTCATCTTTGCCGAACTCAAAACAGACCTAGGCAGACTAAGTGAGCACCAGCTTGATTGGGGCGAGGCAATCCTTACTGCCGGTGGGGAATACCACGTATGGCGACCACAGCATCTGCAAGCCATAGCAGAACGCTTAGGGCCACAGTGACGCTCACAGTAGGTTCACTGTTCTCAGGCATCGGTGGTTTAGATTTAGGCTTAGAACGTGCAGGAATGCAAGTCATTTGGCAATCAGAAATAGACCCTTACGCTTGCAAGGTACTTAGCAAGCACTGGCCCGAGGTGGTCAATCATGGCGACATCAAAGAAATCAACTGGGAAGAAATTGAAAGACCAAACGTCATCTGTGGTGGCTACCCCTGTCAGCCTTTTAGTACGGCTGGCAAACGGCGAGGAGAAGAAGATCCGAGACACTTGTGGCCTTGGGTTAGAGAAGCCATTAGCAGATTACGACCCGACTACGCAATCTTGGAAAATGTTCGGGGACATCTCTCTATGGGGGGATTGTCGGTTGTTGCTGAACTTGCCTCCATCGGGTATGACTGTGAATGGCGTGTTGTTTCTGCAGCCTCCGTGGGTGCGAATCACAGGCGAGACAGAATCATTATCGTGGCCTACCCTCAGAGCCAATACGGCAATGTCGGCAACAATCACACCAGAGGCAGCGCACAATCCGAAACGCTTTCCGAACTTGGAAACAGTAGTGGGCAGGAGACAATGGCCGACTCCAACGACTCAAGACCACATAGAGCGCAAATCTACTCAACAGAAACTCGGCTCAATGCATTCAGTGGGCTTGGGGGATGCTGTGAGAATGTGGCCGACACCGATTGCGAGCAATGGAATGTCGGAGGACATCTCAACGGTTCAGGCAAGGTTACAGAATGGGACTCCATACAAAGCCCGATTAGTGGAAGCAGTGGCTCAGTACCCAACACCGATGGCATCGGGGGGCGGGGGCTCAGGGCATTGGCAGATGGTCGAGAAACTGTATTCGGAGGACAAACTGAACTACGAGGAAAAGATGGCTATGCAGGCTGGCAATGGTGGGAGATTGAACCCGATGTGGGTCGAGTGGCTCATGGGATTCCCTCCAGGGTGGACAGACTTAGAGGACTCGGAAACGCTGTAGTGCCACAAGTAGCAGAAGTAATAGGGCGCTTAGTAATTGAGCACGCCAATGCTTGAGCTCTGGTATGGCCTGCTATTCTGCCTCGGCATTGCAGCAATCCTTAGATTACGCAAACCCTAAACAACTACATACAACCACGGCCACATAGGGGATTGCGCTCTGTTGGCATAACACTCGGGAACGAGGGTAGAGCAGTGCGCCCAATCACTTGTGATGACTTACTTGAATGGCTGTTGGGGTTAGCCACTGTGCAGAGTACGAACTTCTAAAACGCGAATGGCTGACCGTCCTACACAAACCACCTGCCACAGTTACAAACTGAAAGTGGGGGCTGGCACAAACCACCAGACTCGCAGTAGCAACCGAGAGCAACCCGATGCGAAGCGAGGGGCGCTAGTAACATCAAACCAATGACATCCCCATACAACGACCCCACCTACAAAGCCAACCGCAAACAAATCCTCAGCGACGGCAAAGACACAATCTGCGCACTATGCGGCAAACCAGGAGCCAACACAGCAGACCACATCATCAGCCTCATGCACGGCGGCGACAACAGCATTGACAACCTCCAGCCAGCACACCAACGATGCAACAGCAAAAAAGGAGCCACCGAACAAAACAGACGCGCAGCCCTCCAAGCCCAACAACGCCAACAAACCACCAAAACCGATTTTTTTACCGAAACCACCGAAACCCCGACCCTTATTTCCGCCGTCTTTTTGGAGAACCAGCCTGAACTGGCGGGAACTGGCGAGATGTCAGATCATGATTGGCGTACCGGCAGGGAACAGCCCCGATTGGAAAGCGTGGGTGTTGGGGCCGAGAGTTATGGGCCTCTTGTGGCTAGCTGGTGTGAACGTCATATGGGTATGACTTTGATGCCGTGGCAGATTCATGCGTTGTCTGGGCAGTTGGCTCATGATGAAGCTGGTGTTTTGCAGTTCCGTGAGTCTTTGGTGAGTACGGCTCGACAGAATGGTAAGTCTGTTGCTTTGCAGGCTTTGATTGGGTGGTGGATGACTGAGGGTGCTGTTATTCGTGGCGGGCCTCAGTCTGTGATGAGTGTCGCTAACAAACTTGATCGTGCTGAGGCCATCTTTCCGTTGTTGGCCAACATTCTTTGCGAAACTTTTGGTGGTAAGAAACTTGCAGCCATTGGCCGTAAATCTGTTGAAATGCCAGACGGCTCTAGGTGGGAGATTCGCGCTGCTACTAAAAGCCTTCATGGTGGGTCACATGACCTAATCGTTTGTGACGAACTTTTCGATATTGACTCAGAAGTTGTCGATTCAGCCCTGCGCCCCAGCCAGATTGCGCGCAAGTCGCCTTTGCTTTCTATGTGGTCTACAGCTGGCGACCAGCACAGCGAAACGATGATTAAGTTACGCCAGCAAGCCATAGCCGACATTGACAAGAATGTGCCGAGCCTGTTCTATTTTGCCGAGTGGTCAATGCCATCACACTTGTCGCCACTTGATGAAAAAAACTTCTGTTGGGCCAACCCCAGTTTGGGCACCACAATAACGATTGACGCGCTCAGGGCCGTGTCGAAAAAAGACTCGTTTCTACGTGCGCACCTAAACCAGTGGATTACGGCTAGAGGGGCATGGCTGGATTTGGGAATTTGGGAGAAAAATCAAACAGATATTGCCATGCCAAAAGGTGGCATCCTTAGTGTGGATTCGTCAGTTGATGACGCTCGCTACTGTGGCGTAAGAGCCGTAGAAGTCGAGGGCACAGTCATAGTCCAGACTGAGTTTGTGGTTGAGACCGAAGCTGACATGTGGACAGCCATCGCCAGGGTCATGGAAAACACAGAAGTGCAGCTGTTAATTACGCCTACTTTAGAAATCCACGTACCGGTCAATTTACGCAGGCGCACCACCATCACTGGCTATGCAGAACTGACTCGCTTCACAAGTCTCGTCCGTTCAATGATTCACGAAGGCAAAGTCAAGCACCACGGCGAAAGCCTCCTAGCAGATCATGTCTCAAGAGCAGTCCTAGTAAAAACACCGTCAGGGGCTGTTATCAGCAGTCAGCGTTCACCTGGGCCAATTGAACTTTGCCGGTGCATGATCTGGTCAGTCTCGCAAGTGTCTAAACCAAAACAGGCTGCAAAGCCAATGATGGTTGTGGTAAATCGCTAAGATTACGGCGGTACTGCTCTTGTCGTTGTCGGGATGATTTGAGCAGTACCACACCACA